GTGGATTAGTTGGACAGAATGCGTGTGTAGAAGTTGATGGATCTGCGTACTGGATGTCAGAGAATGGTTTCTTTAGATATGCAGGTAAGTTAGAATCATTACCTTGTTTGGTAGAGGACTTTGTTTACGATAGTATAAATCTACAGTCTGGTAATCAAATGGTATCAGCAGGGTTAAATAATTTGTTTGGTGAAGTTATATGGTTTTATCCAACAACAGGATCTAGTGTTGTAAATAGAATGGTTTCTTATAATTACTTTGATTCATCACAACAAAGACCTGTATGGACAGTTGGTAGTTTAGCTAGAACAATGTGGCGTGACTCTGCTGTATTTGGTTTACCACATGCATTAGAATACGATGCAGACACAGATACATCTTTTGATGTTATAGGAAACACAGAGGGTAGAACAAGTTACTATGAACACGAAACAGGAACAGATCAAAATAGAAATGGTACTATCACAGCGGTGACTGCTAACATATTATCAGGAGATTTTGATATTACACAATCAAGATCATCTACCGGACAACAAACAGGCGTTGCAACATTTAGAGGGGATGGTGAGTTTATAATGAAGATAAGAAGATTTATACCTGATTTCATTTCACAAACAGGAGCAACTAGAGTTACATTAAATTTAAGAAATTTTCCAAATGACTCGGCAGCAAGCTCATCACTTGGACCTTTTGATCTTACAACATCTACACAGAAAGTAGATACACGAGCAAGAGCAAGAGCCATAGCATTAAAAATAGAAAATACATCATCAAGTCAAAGTTGGAAATTAGGAACATTTAGATTAGATACACAACCGGATGGACGTAGATAATGGCAAAAATCGCACAAGTTATAACTAGACCATCAAGAGAGTATGATGTACAAACTGCAGAAGCTCAAGTAAGAGATCTTGATGCGATTGTAGAAAAATTAAACTCAACGTTTCAAGAAGAATTGAAAGACGAAATTGAAGCGTTTAACTTTTTTATTAATTAATGGCTAACCAATTTAAATTTGTAGGAACAGATAATAGCACATCAGGAAGCACTATAAATCCTTTTGGCACAGGTAATCCTTTGGTAAGTGAAACATATGTGATTAAATCTATATTAGTTACATCAGAGGGTACACCTACAGTGACAGTTGTAAATAATAGTATTACAGCTATAAAATCAGCAGCTTTGACTGCTAATACTACAACAGAATTATTAACTCAACCTTTAGTGGTTGAAGGTGGTAATACCCTAACCGTGCAATCAAGTAATACAAGTTCATTTGATGTGGCGATTAGCTATCTAAACATTAAAAAAGAGGTAACAACATAATGAAAGAATTAAGACCAGCGAAAGTAGAAACAACGTACAGACACAAAGAAACTGGAGAGCTTTTTAAGGAAA